GTATAGCCTTATCGGCTAAAACTAAACATGGCTACTTAAGAATAGAAGTTACTGGTGCAGCATCAACTGATATCAGGTGGGTTGCTACGATCCACACATCTGAAGTAACTTACGCCTAGAAGGAGATACCAAATGGCTATTCAACACAACATCGAACAAGGTGCATCTCAGTATGGCATCGCTTTTAATAACGCTTACTACCGCATTGTGACAGCGGCAGTCAGCCGTCAGCGTGGAACTGATCCAAAGTTTTCCGTTATGATTGACTTGTCTGCTTATGCTACAGCAACGCCTGATGATGATACTCGTGAGGTTGATTTTAAGCGGTACAACGCAAATCTGACTGATATTGAGGCTGCGTCAGGCTCTACGTTTTTGGATAAATGTTATGCTTGGGTTATGGCTCAGGATGATATGTCAGGATCTACTGCCGTTTAAGGAGTAATACATGCTAGGTTTCAGCCCACTAGCGTCTGCCCCCTTAGCGGATACTGGGGCTGTTGCAGAAGCAGCTTTACAGGGTAGTTCTTCTTTAGTTGCCTCTAGTTCTTTTTCTTCTGTAGCTACACTAAAAACTTTAGCTACAGCAAGTTTAAGTTCAACAAGTAGTAAACTATCTGTTGCCTTTAATAAAGTACAGGGCAACGCATCTTTACTTTCTTCTAGCACACTAATTGCTTCTGCAAATGTTACGTCTGTTTTAAACGGACAAGCGTCTTTAGTAGCTGCAAGTACCTTGACTTCTACAGGAAGTATTACTAAAAGTGCTAGTTCTTCCTTAACGTCTTTCGGGACATTAAACACAGCAGAAAGTGTAACTAGAGGTGTTGCTTCTTCTTTAGTTTCTTCTAGTACGCTTTCTTCTGCACCAGTAATAAAAGTTTTAGTTACCGCAAGTTTAAGTTCAACAAGTACTATTCTTTCTGTCGGATTTAAAAAGGTTAGTGTTAGTTCAACTTTAATTTCTTCAGCTAACCTAAACTCTGTTGGTTCAGTAAAAGTAAGACCATCTTCTAGTTTAGTTAGTTTAAGTAGTTTACAATCTGTACCTTCTTTAACAACTAATGGGGCAAGTTCTCTTGCAGCTTCTTCCTCTATTAGTGAATTAGGTATAATTAAGAAGCTTGTAAACAGTTCTTTAACGGCTTCATCTACTCTAAATTCTTCAGCAGACAAAATTATTAATGTTAGTTTTACAGGAATAAGTTCAACTACTTTACTAGCTTCAGCTACTATTGATTTATTTACCAGTGAAATGTACATTAAACAAAATGGTGTATGGGTTCTTGTTCAAGCGGCTTACGCAAATGACAATAGTTCTTGGGTCGAGCCTTCTACTATTTACTATAAAGACGGTTCTAACTGGAGACGAGTTCTGTAATGTCAACACTTATTGATATTCGTACAGCGGCTGAGAGTGACTTAGTTACATTTATTAGACTTGTAGCACCTGAACAAGTCTTAGGTCAGTGCCACGAGGATGTCTGTAACTGGTGGACAAGACCTGATTATAAGAGCCATCAGCTTCTTTTGTTTCCTCGTGACCACGGAAAATCAAGATTAATTGCGTTTCGTGTCGCTTGGGAGTTGACAAAGAACCCAACATTGCGTATACTATACATATCGGCTACAGCCAATTTAGCTGAGAAACAATTAGGATTTGTCAAGGGTATTCTAACATCTGAGATCTATCGTCGCTACTGGCCTGAGCATGTTAATGCTGATGAAGGTAAACGGATTAGATGGACTAACTCAGAGATTTCTTTAGATCACCCTGCACGTAAGAAAGAGAATGTTCGTGACCCTTCTGTATTTACTGGTGGCCTCACTACTTCCCTTACTGGAATGCACTGCGACATTGCGGTATTGGATGATGTGGTTGTTTATGAGAATGCCTATACAGGAGAGGGCCGCAATAAGGTAAAAAGCCAGTACTCTCTGTTGTCATCTATTGAAGGTGCTGAAGCTCGTGAGTGGGTAGTGGGTACAAGGTACCACCCAGCAGATCTCTACAATGATCTACTTCAGATGACAGAGGATCTGTATACTGATCAGGGCGAAAAGACAGGTGAAGAAAATATCTATGAGGTATTTGAGAAGCCAGTAGAAGCAAGAGGAGATGGAACAGGGGAGTTCCTTTGGCCTCGTAGTCAACGTAAAGACGGTAAGTGGTTTGGTTTTGACATGAAGATCCTTTCTAAGAAGAGGGGCCAGTACTTAGACAAAGGGCAGTTTAGAGCACAGTATTACAACGATCCATCAGATCCTGACAATGTTCCTGTAAGCCCAGACAAGTTTCAGTACTATGAACGCAAGCATATCCGTGAAGAAAACGGTTATATGTATTACAGAAATAACCGACTAAATGTATTTGCAGCAGTTGACTTTGCATTTAGTTTAAACAAACGTGCTGACTATACAGCAATAGTAGTGGTAGGAATAGATGCAGACAACAACATCTACGTCTTGGACATCGATAGATTCAGGACTGACAGAATCTCTGATTACTTTGAACACATCTTACACTTGTCCAACAAGTGGTCCTTTAGAAAACTCAGGGCAGAAACAACCGTTGCTCAAATGGCAATCGTCAAACAACTCAAAGAACTTATTAAGCAACATGGACTAGCCATTAGTATAGATGAGTTTAGACCTAATAAAAGTCAAGGTAATAAACAAGAACGTATTTCATCTATACTAGAACCTAGATACGATAACATGGGCATATGGCACTACCGTGGGGGTAATGTTCAAATACTAGAAGAAGAACTATCTTCACGTAATCCACCACACGATGATGTAATAGATGCTCTTGCTTCAGTAGTAGACATGGCTGTTAAACCAGCTAGAAATGCAAGAAGAGCTAACAACAGTAATAATATTGTGTGGGCAAATAATAAATTTAGGGGTAGTCGTTAATGGCTGGCGAAACATTAGACTTAGACAACATCATTAGTCCTGACAACATGGCTGTTCAGATCTCTGAACGCTGGGTTGAATGGTCTACTCTGCGTGATAAAAAGGTTGAGGAGTGGAAAGAACTCCGAAACTACTTATACGCTACGGATACTACGACAACTAAGAATGCTATGCTTCCTTGGTCTAACAGTACCACTACTCCAAAGCTAACTCAAATCATGGATAATCTCCATGCTAATTATTTCTCAACCTTATTCCCTCAGAAGACATGGTTTAAGTTTGAGGCTAAAACTCGTGAAGATAACATAAAGGTAAAACGTGATGCTATTCAATCTTACATGGAAAACAAACTTGCCCAATCTGATTTTATCAACATTTCCTCAGATCTCCTATACGACTACATTCAATATGGGAACTGCTTCGCCACAGTCACATGGGAAGAAAACTACCAAACCAAAGAAAACGACAGCCTCGTCGTAAACTATATCGGACCTAAGCTGGTTCGTATCTCACCCTTTGATCTGTGCTTTAACCCAACAGCATCTTCCTTTGAAAAATCTCCTAAGATTATTAAGTCAATTAAAACCTTAGGTGAAGTTCGTAAAATGATTGAGTCAGACCCTAGCAAAGAATACATGCAAGGGGTCTTTCAGAAGATGGTAAATGCTAGGGCTGCTGTCAAAGGTTCAGAAGAACAAGCTAAGTCTAACGCATATCTTGCTGATGGGTTCTCATCTATTCAGCAATACTATGATTCAAACTATGTAGAGATTCTTACTTTCTATGGAGACTTCTACGATAGTCTGACAGATACTCTTTATGAAGATCGTATCATTACAATCGTAGACAGAGCATATGTTTTAGATAATCAAGAAAACCCTAGCTATCTTGGTCATGCTCCTATCTTTCATGCAGGATGGCGTCCTCGTCCTGACAACCTCTATGCTATGGGGCCACTAGATAATCTTGTCGGTATGCAGTACCGTATTGATCACCTAGAAAACCTAAAGGCTGACGTATTCGATCAGATCGCTTACCCTATTATTAAAATCAGGGGTGACGTAGAAGACTTTGACTTTGCACCTGCTACCCGTATATACATGGGAGAAGAGGGTGACGTAGGTTACTT